CATAACGAGTTTTCATTACTTTACAACCTGCTCTAATACCACGTACTTCGCTAATCTTATTACCAGCTTCATCTTCTTTTAGTTTCATCTTTTTCATTGCAACAACAATACTTGATGCATAGATAAAGCCTTGTCCACCACTGATCTTGTCATCTGGATCAAACATATCTTGTGATGCATATGTGTGGTTAGTACATACTAGTCCTACATTATAACTACCAATCATGTTAACAGTATTACGTACAAGTGATGTAAGTGCTTTAGGCTTACGACCCATATCACCTTTCATATCACCTTTGTTAAACTGATCAACATCTGTTGGAGTTAGTAACATACCTAATGAGTCAACTACAAACAATACCTTAGGACGATCTTCCTCGTTCATTGCTTTATAGTCAATCATAAATGTACTAATAGTTTTTGCTACATCATCAATCATTGACATGTTTAGTTTGAGAAGTTTATCTTCTCCTGTGTCAACGTCTAATGCTTGTAACCAACTTTCATCAAGTGCGTTCTCTGAGTCTATTAATACTACAAAGATACCTTGATCTTGTGCGTGTTTTACAATGTTACCTGCACAGAAATAACTTTTACCTGCGCCTGATTCTCCTGCAAACACTGTTACCTTACCTAGTGGAACGCCTCTATGAAAGTCGCCACTAATAAGATAGTTTAGTGCGTATGAGCCTGTACTAATCCAATCCGTTGGATCATTAAAGCCACTACTCATACCTGTTATACTTTTAGTCAAGTCCTTGCGGAACTTACTAACATCAAATGATTTAGCCATAGTTTCTCCTTATGTAAAGCTAATGTAGGGGAAATTAATCCCCTACAAACGATTAATTATTTTATGATTGACGTGCTCTAATCATTGATAAAATGTCTTCAGCTTTGCCTGACGGTGCTTCAGCTGTAGTTGCCGCAGGTGCCGCTTCTGCTACTGGAGCAGTTGCTACTGGTGCCGCTGGTGCTGGAGTTGCCGCTGGTGCCGCTGGTGGTGTTGCCGGAGCAGGCGTTGCCGCTCTGTTCTGTGGATCACCTGTTCTTGCCGCCATTCCCGCTGGACGGAAATATTGACCAAAACGATCCATGTCATATGCTTCACCATCAACTGATGCTTCAAACATTTCCTTCATAACTTTTACTTCAACTTCTGAAGGTTGTTTTGGAAGGAAATCACTTAGATTAAACAAACCATTTGCATTAACTGCATTCATTTCAGCATCTGCTAATGGACGCTCTCTACGTGCCCAGTTAGATGTTGAATAGTCTGCATAACCACCTTTGGATGTTTTGTTAAGACGGAAGTCTACACCAGCAGTATAATCTGTTGGTAATTCTTCCATGTCTGGATCCATTAGTGCCGCTTTAATAATTTGGAAAATTTGTGGACCAATTATGAACCTACGTACAGGATTCTCTGGTGTTGAATCCTCATTAAGAGCATTCTCTGTTACAAACCCTTGAAATACGTATGAACGCTTTTTCCAGTACTTACGACCCATATCTTCTAAACTTGGATCTTTAAACCATGCACGTACCTCATTTAAGATATCGCATGTTTGTCCGTACATTTCCATACACGGAACTTGCACTTGTACAGGACGTGAGTCTGTCTCACCTTTAATTCCTGCAAATGGAAGTTTGATCATCAAACGTTCTTTCCAAAAGAAAGTGTTTGTGTCATCTCCATCTGGAAGGAATCTTAGAGTTGAACTCTGTCCTTCTTGCATGTTCCAAAATGGGAAAATTGCGTTGTCGCCACCTGACGATCGATTGCCGCCAGTATTTGATTCTTGCTCTTTGAGCTTTGCTCTGATTTCTGCTAGTGTTGCCATAATATAAGCCTCCTATGTGTTTTATTGCCTTATAGCTGTTTTGTATTGCCTACGAAGTGCATTACTTTATATATAATACACTCTATTACTTATAAAGTCAACCTTTATTTTGACTTTATTCTGAAATTTGGTTATCTTAGTCCTGCTAGGGATTGGATACGTGCCATTTCAGCATCTTCCAAGCGTAATAAGTCTTTCATTACTACTTGTGCTTCGTCAACCATCTCATCGCCGTACTGCTTTTGTACTGCTGTTAAGACCGCTGTTTCACCTTTAGGGAAAGCATTACTAGTATAATCGTACATACTCTTAATGAATTCTTCTAATGGAATCTCGTTCTTTTGCTTCAACTCGTCACCGGGTCCTTTTGGACTGATGTCTATTGTTGTAGCATCATCATCTTGTTTTCCTAATTCACCTAAAATTTTCTTTGCTACTTTTGGATCCATTTTAGTATCATGCATCTTGCCAGATTTTGGTGGATATTCAAATTCTTTTTTACCATCAATTGCCGCTTGCGCCGCCGCCATTTTATAATCTTCAAATGCTTGTTCTTCTGAAGTCACTTGTTCGTCTCTGTCGTCAGCCGGTGCTTCGTGTTTTGATTGTGAAATAATAGCATCCATCTTTTCAGCATATGCTGATCCTGGATCAATTACACCTTCATCATCATCATGAATACCGTTGCCGTTATTATCTACCCAATGATCGCCATTTTCATCATGTACATCATGTGAACAATTTGTTGTTGGCTTGTGCATTACATCACCGCAATCTTTACAGTGATATTCTCCGCCCATACCTTCATCAACACTCACAACTTCACCACAACTAGTACATCTGCCTTCAGCATCACCTGGGCCGTCGCTTATTGGAGCATCACAACATTTACTTAATTCTTCTTCGGGTAAGTTTTTAGTATCAGTAGCTTCTAGTTCATCATGTGTAAACACTTCTGTTGAACCGTCTGCAAACTTAACCATACACTTGTCGTCTTGGACTTTAACAACTTTACCTGGTGCTTGTCCTGGGCCTTCCTCTTTTGGAAGTACTGTGTCACCTACTTCAAATCTTTTTAGATAATCATCTAATGATAATGAAGATAAATCTACTTCTTCAATTTTGTTTGCTTCTTTTACTAAGTTGTATACGTATGGAAATACGCCTTTTAGTTCTTCGTTAAACTGTCTAATAGTAAGTTCGTCAATCCAAGTATTTGAAACATCTTCTGGAACTTCTTCAAGCACGGTAGTTTCGAAGTTTGCAAATGTTTCTGTATAATATGCTTTGCGTTGTAGAGACTCAACTGTCTTTTTAACAGCGACAAGTCTTTCGTTTACAACGTCCATGTATCCTGCTAAACCTTCAGCCATTACACTTGAGCGATTCATGTATGTCTTAAATTTACGCAGTTTATTTAATTCTTCTGACAACCCAGTAATATGTTTACCAAAATCATCATATGCATTTCCACCTTCACTTACGTGCATAGCCATTGCTCTTGCACCGTTCATATGTCTAAATGGATATTTAAATCTTTCGCCTGCATCACTTTCAATATAAATGCTGTGTACATTTTGTGTGCGGCCTGCAACATTTTCGTGGTTAACTGGACCAGCATGCTTTACTACAAGTCTTGCTGTTCCGATATCTTGGTAACTAGTTCTGCTAGTTCCATACATCTTTGATTCGCTCATTTGTTTCTCCGTGCTTAGATATTCGTAATCTCTTTTATCTAAATTTGATTTTGTAATGTCTCTTGTATCAAAATTTAACATTCTTTTTTTAGCAAACACCCTTAATTCTTTTAAAAAATCATACCATTTGGTTTTAAGTATTTGTTCTTGTTCTGAAAATAAGTTTTGTGCATACATGATAGTAAGACTATTTTCATCAATATTTACGTTTACTTTTTTACCTTCTGCAAAGTCAAATTCAAAAAATCTAGCTTCACCAGGCTTGTTAGTAATAGTAGCACTGTCGTCTCCTACTGTAATATTAGGAAAACGTCCGCGTATCTTATTAAATAATTCGTCTGCTATAGTCTCAAGGTTTTTCATATTAATATTTATCAATAACCGCTAACAAAAATTGGCATCGGCGGTTCGTATGATTCTTCTCCTTCTGCTTGTGTAAACGTATTATATATACGTGGATCCCAGTCTTTCATTACTGCCATCATTCTTAGTGCAAGTAATGTAGCACTAACCAAGTCATCATTAGCTCCCGGCTTTGCTCTAAAACTAGTACCTGTAGCAACATAATTTTT